GATGGCATATGACGTTGCTGGCGTTCAACCTATGACTGGTCCAACTGGTCTTATCTTCGCAATGAAGTCGAAGTACTCGACACAGGCAGGAGCAGAAGCACTCTTCAACGAAGCAGATACAGACTTCGCGGGTACTGGTACTCATGATGGTTCGAACCCAGTTGATGGTACTTATACCACAGGTACTGGTATCGCAACAGTAGACGCTGAACAACTTGGTGAATCAGGCGGAACTGACTTCAACGAAATGGCATTCTCAATCGAGAAGACAACTGTAACTGCTAAGACACGTGCTCTTAAAGCAGAATACACAGTAGAACTCGCTCAAGATCTCAAGGCAATTCACGGTCTTGACGCTGAAGGCGAACTTTCCAACATCCTTTCGCAAGAAATTCTCGCTGAAATCAACCGTGAAGTTATCCGTACGATCTACAAGGTTGCTAAGACAGGTGCTGCTTCGACTGCAACTGCTGGTACTTTCGATCTTGACGTTGACTCAAACGGTCGTTGGTCGGTTGAGCGTTTCAAGGGTCTTCTGTTCAACATCGAACGTGACGCTAACGTAATCGCTCAAGACACCCGTCGTGGTAAGGGTAACTTCATTATCTGTTCGTCAGACGTTGCTGCTGCTCTTGCAATGGCAGGTATGCTCGACACAGGTGGTGCGCTTAATGGTTCGCCAACTCTTCAAGTTGATGACACAGGCAATACCTTCGTTGGTACGCTGAACGGTCGTTACAAAGTATTCGTAGATCCATACTCAGCAAACACTGGCGCTGCATCGCAGTTCTATGTTGTTGGTTATAAGGGTTCTAATGCTTATGACGCTGGTATCTTCTATTGCCCATACGTTCCACTACAAATGGTTCGTGCTATCGATCCTAACACCTTCCAACCAAAAATTGGTTTCAAGACTCGTTACGGGATGATCGCTAACCCATTCGTAACTCAGTCGAACGGCACAACTGACGCTGATACATTCACTGCTAACCGCAACCAATACTATCGTCGCGTTAAGGTTACTAACCTTATGTAATCGATACCTTCCCATTAGAGGAAGGGTTGCAAAAAAACTGGGGGGAGCAGAAATGCTCTCCCCATTTTCATTATAAATAGTATGAAACAAATGAGGGTAACATGGTATTAAAAACATCGCTGGGTGTAACAGAAGCAAACTGGGTCAATCAACAACCCAGCGATCTCGATTATCTTAAACCAAATGGGTTTAAGTTTCAGGTTCACAATCTACCAAATGTTTCATACTTCTGTCAGGCAGCAAATATTCCTGCGATACAACTCGGATCTCCTACATTCCAAACACCACTGTCAGATATTCCAGTTCCTGGAGATAAATTAACATATGGTGACTTGGTAATTCGGTTTCTTGTTCAAGAGAACATGAGCAACTATCTTGAATTATATAACTGGATGGTTGGTCTAGGATTTCCAGAGTCTAGAGATCAATATAAAAACTGGAATGAATCGCAACGTTATAGATTTCCTGCCATTTCAGATAAACGTCTCGGCGCATTAGGAAACTTCTCAGACGCAGACTTCTTCATTCTTGACTCGGACAACAATCCGAATGTTAAAATTACATACTATGATGTGTTCCCAGTTAGTCTTGAGGCATTAGACTTCGACATCAGTTCTGGTAGAGCAGATTACTTGGTTGGTATTGCTGCATTTAAATATCGCCAATATACAGTTGCGGCACTTTAAAGCTTGACATTCCAAGCAAAATTTAGTATACTTATATTATTTTTCTATTGAGGGCATTATGAAACTATCTGAAATTCAAGAGTCATGGACTAAAGACTGCAAGATCGACCAATTAAATCTTGGTCCAGAATCAACCAAAACTCCAGAGTTGCATTCTAAGTATCTTAACATACTATCAAATTCTAAACTGCAGTTGCGCAAGGCAGAGGCAGATTATTATCGCTTGCGCAGAACTAAGATGCGGTATTATCGCGGCGAACTTACTCGTGAAGAACTTGAAGAACATGGGTGGAATCAATACCAAGGTCTCAAACCATTAAAAAATGAGATGGACGATGTTCTTCAGTGTGATGAAGAGATGATCAAACAACAAGACAAGATTGATTATATCAAGGCAGTTTTATATCAATTAGAGCAGATTCTGCGGTCACTAAATAGTAGGACATGGGATATTAAGTCCGCAATTGAGTGGACCAAATTTACAAATGGATTAATGTGACCGATCTAACCATCACTAAAAAAGATGAAGTGTATCTGAATGTGGAATGCGACCCCAGTATTTCGCAGGAACTATTAGAGTATTTTACGTTTGATGTTCCAGGTGCAAAATTTATGCCTACCTACCGTGCTAAGTTATGGGACGGTAAGGCAAGGTTGTTTAACATGTGGACTAAAGAACTATACGTTGGTCTCCTTCCATACCTCAGAGAATTTTGCCAGCGCAATGAATATGAGATGGACGTTCAAATCGAACGTATCGGCGATCCCATAACCTATGAAGAACTGGTTGAATATGCTGACTCACTGAATCTCCGCTCACAAGGTAATCCGATCGAAGCAAGAGACTATCAGTTGGACGCAGTTAAGTATGCGATTCGTATCGGTAGAACTCTGCTACTGTCACCAACTGCATCAGGTAAGTCGCTGATCATTTATCTGTTGATGCGTTACCACCAAAAGTTTGACCGCAAACAATTAATTATTGTTCCTACCACATCTCTGGTTGAACAAATGTATAAGGACTTTCAAGATTATGCCTCGGAAACAGACTGGAAAGCAAGTTATAATTGTGCGAGAATCTATTCGGGGTTCGAGAAGTCGAATGAGTATCCCATTACAATATCAACATGGCAGTCAATCTACAAGTTACCTAAAAAGTTTTTTGATGAGTTTGATGTTATATATGGAGACGAAGCGCATCTTTTCAAAGCGAAATCGTTAACATCAATCTTCAATAAATGCACCAAGACTAAGTTCCGCATCGGAACAACAGGAACTCTTGATGGAACTAAGACGCATAAGTTAATCCTCGAGGGATTGTTTGGTAAGGTTCATAAGGTTATCTCGACCAAAGAATTAATGGATCAGGGATCCGTTGCCGATCTAGACATAACTTGCATCGTGTTGGATTATACTGATGAAGAGAAGAAATCACTAACCAAGTATACCTATCAGGAAGAAATGGACTGGTTGGTAACACATCAAAAGCGCAATAACATCATCAAGAATCTGGCAACCACCCAGAAGGGCAACACGTTGGTGCTATTCCAGTTTGTTGAGAAACATGGCGCTGTTTTGTATGACTTGATCAACGAGAAGATCGGAAAGTCTCGCCGAGTATTCTTTGTCCACGGTGGAACTGACACTCAGCAACGCGAGAAGGTTCGAGAGATTACCGAGAAAGAAAAAGATGCAGTTATCATCGCATCTTATGGCACCTTTTCAACGGGAATAAATATAAGGAATCTGCATAATGTCATATTCGCTTCTCCGTCGAAATCTAGAGTAAGAAATCTTCAGTCGATTGGTAGAGGATTGCGTAAGGGAGATGACAAAACTTCCTGCCGTCTTTTTGATATTGGTGATGACTTATCTTGGAAGAGCAGAAAGAATTATACTCTACTACACATGATAGAGAGAATTAAGTTATATAATGAAGAAGGTTTTAAATACAAACTCGTGAGGATATCTACTGATGGAAACTCCAAAGGTAATTAAATTTAAAAATGGCGACCTAGTAATCGCATCGATAAGAGACAGTGAAGCGAATGAATTATTCTGGATGGATAATCCTATTGTGGTAGTTCCTTATCCTGTCATCCAAGAAGATGTTGTTGGAGAAACGTTTCTTCTGAAACCATGGATTGGTATTACTACAGAGAAAACTTTCCTGATACCCAAATCTGAAATAATTACTGTCTGTCTTTTGAGAGAGAATCTCCTCGGTCAGTATGAAAGATATATCTCAGGAGAAGTAAAGTTCCCCGAGGAAACTCAAGAGGAAAATACAGACATCGATATGCTGCACTCCCGACTACTCAGAAGCAGGAACCTACTCAATTAAGCAGTAGTAAAGCTATTATTCATCATACTCGACATAGTCATTATACCTCGAAACGCGAGTGTTGTCAAGCCTTTATCGCGAAATAATAGTGAAAAAAAATCATTGACTAATAAGAAAAAGTATAGTATAACGGTATGTATAGATGGAGTTATAAATGACTGAAATACCAGAAAAAAATGTGAAGAAACCATTCAAAAAGAATAAGAAAAACAACATACATTATGTAGATAACTCTAAGTTTCTTGAAGAGATTACTAAGTATCGAGATAGTGTTATTGCTGCAAACGAAGCAGGAGTATTGAAACCACGAGTTCCCAACTATATCGGAGAATGCTTTCTAAAGATCGCAACTCACTTGGCATACAAGAGTAACTTTATCAACTACACATATCGAGAAGAAATGGTGTCGGATGGTATTGAAAATTGTATTACTTACATCGATAACTTTAATCCTGAGAAATCTAAGAATCCCTTCGCGTACTTCACTCAGATAACATACTATGCTTTCCTTCGTCGTATCGCTAAAGAGAAACGCCAACAGCAAACGAAGTATCGATACATGAGAAACATTGATGTTCATGACTTGATTACTCAAGACCACGATACAGGTGACTATGGTAATGAGTTTATTGACTATGTTAAGAAGCAGATGGACATGATTGATGACTTCGACAAACCAGAATCAGCAAAGGTCAGTAACATACCAAAACGTCGACCAAAATATTTAGACCAAAAAATCATTGACAATTCTCTTGATATAGAGTAGAATGGAATTATTAAAGATTGTTAAAGGAGTTGTTTATGACTGAAGTAAAAACTAACAAGTACGTTGCATGGTTCACTGAAAACTGGTTTACTGTATTTGTCTTTCTTGCGTTTGCATTGATTATCGCGGCAGTATCCAGTAATATTAGCAACCATAGGAATGGCGTCCAAGGTGTGTCTAAGCAGAATGCAGGGTGCATCTATCTTGAGTCAAGTGATCTTGGCGAAGGTCAACACTACATGATCTGCGACGGTCAAATTGTTCTTAAGCGCCTCGCAGAAGAAGGTGAAGCAGAACCAACGACTGAAGAAAAGTTGGAAGAAGTAGTTCCTACTGCACCTGCAAAGTAATTAGAAAGTTCAAGTATGAAGGTTGCGTTGATCACAGACACTCACTTCGGTGCTAGGTCAGATTCTATTCCGTTTGATAACTTCTTCGCGAAGTTTTATACTGAGGTGTTTTTCCCACACCTTGAGCAAGCAGGAATCAAAACCATTATTCATCTTGGTGATGTTTTTGATCGCCGCAAGTTTATCAATTACAACACACTAAAAAAGTGTCGTGAGTATTTCTTCGATAAAGCACGAGATCTCGGCATCGACGTGCACATGATCGCAGGAAACCACGACACATTTTTCAAGAATACCAATGAGGTAAACTCACTAGACCTGCTGCTTCGTGAATATGGAAACGTTATTACATATTCTGATGCAGAGGAAATTAAGATTGATGGGAAGAATCTATTGCTCGTGCCATGGATTTGTTCTGGTAATTATGATGAAACCATGGAGGTTGTAGATAAAAGTAATGCACAAGCAGTATTCGGACACTTTGAATTTTCAGGCTTTGAAATGTATCGTGGGCATAAAAATGATCATGGGATGGGCACTGAACGTTTTGATAGATTTCCTCTCGTTTGTTCTGGTCATTTTCACCATCGCAGTCGGACTGGTAACATTCTGTATCTTGGTAATACCTATGAGTTTACTTGGTCTGACTATAATGACCCTAGAGGGTATCACTTATATGACACGGAAACTAACGAGGTAGAATTTCATGAGAACCCATTTCAAATCTTTCATAAAATCTATTATGATGATACTACTAGTGATCCTAATAGTATGGACCTTGGACCAATTGTTGGTAGTTGCGTAAGGTTGGTCGTAGTTAAGAAGACAGACTTCTATAAGTTTGATCGCTTCGTTGATAAACTATATGACTGCGATCTAATCGAACTAAAGATAATTGAAGACTTCTCTGAGTTTGAGGCAGATGTAATTGAAGAAGACAAGATGGACGTTGAAGATACGATGACCGTACTATCTGATTTTGTTGATACTGTTAGCACTGACCTCGATAAAGATAAAATTAAAAACATGTTAAGAACTTTGTATATTGAGGCACAGCACGTTTCTGTATGATAATTTTTAAAACTATACGTTGGAAGAATTTACTTTCAACAGGTAATGCTTTCACTGAAATTAAACTCAACCGTTCGCCCAGCACTTTGATTGTTGGTGAGAATGGTGGCGGTAAATCGACTATGCTCGATGCTCTTTGCTTTGGATTGTTTGGTAAACCATTTCGCGGCATCAATAAACCGCAACTGATGAATTCTATCAACAAGAAAAATCTTCTGGTTGAAATTGAGTTTGACATTGGTGGTAAAGATTATAAGATTGTTCGTGGTATTAAACCGAACATCTTCGAGATTCAATCTGGCGGCGAAGTAATCAATCAGGATGCTGCTGCTCGAGACTATCAAAAGTATCTTGAGGAATCAGTTCTCAAACTAAACTACAAGTCGTTTACTCAGATTGTTATTCTGGGTTCAGCATCCTTCACTCCATTCATGCAGTTGCCGCCATTTACTCGTCGTGAGATCATTGAAGATATTCTTGACATTCAGATCTTCACGACAATGAATACTGTTCTGCGCGACAAGATGAACGAACTGAAAGATAGTCTTCAGGATGCTGATGGTAAACTAGAAGTCCTGAAGCAGAAAGCAACAATTCAGAAAGAATATGTCGATACGCTCGAAGCGAATAAAGAAAAGAGAGTTGATGAAATTATCTCACGAATCGAAGAAGGTGAATTATCCATCGCCAGTTTCCAGAGTCTTGTTGGAACTCTCGAGGGCAAGAAGATTACACACGAAGATGCCAAGGCAGTGCTTGGAGATCTCAGTGCAAAGCAAAAGAAACTCGACTCGTTCAAGACCAAGTTTTCCACCCAACTCCGCGATCTCCAAAAGGAGGTGGCATTCTACAAGGAAACGGATGAGTGTCCGACATGTCGGCAAGGCATTGCTCACGATCATAAAGAAACCATCGTATCATCCAGACAAGAGAAAATGCAAGAACTATCTTCAGGAATGGAGAAACTCCAAGAAGAATTTACAAAACTTGGAGAACTTATCGAGGAAAATGAGACTCTTTCCGAACAAATTTCTGGATTGAGCGCAGAGATTATTGCGAACAACAACGAAATTATTGTTCAACAGCGTCTGATTCAAGCACTCAATTTAGAACTCAATGACATTGCAACCAAGACTGCAGATATTGATGAAGAAAAAACAAAACTCAAGTCATATGCTAAGGAAGTTCTGACGCAGAACGAAGAGAAGGCAAGACTGAATGAAGAAAAGCATTACATGGAAGTTGTCTCGACGCTGCTCAAAGACACTGGTATTAAGACTAAGATTATTCGGCAGTATCTTCCAGTTATCAATAAGTTGGTGAATAAATATCTACAGGCAATGGACTTCTTTGTTCAGTTTAATCTAGACGAGAAGTTTGACGAGACAATCAAGTCTCGCCATCGCGATGACTTTAGTTATGCTTCGTTCAGTGAAGGTGAGAAGCAGAGGATCGATCTGGCGCTGCTGTTTACTTGGCGCACAATCGCTAAGATGAAAAACAGCGTAGCAACTAATCTGCTTATTCTCGATGAGGTATTTGACTCCTCGCTGGATAATAATGGCACCGATTATGTTATGGCATTGCTTGATACTGTCGGCGAAGATACTAATGTGTTCGTCATCAGTCACAAGGGCGACCAACTGTTCGATAAGTTCCGCAGTTTGATTAAGTTCGAGAAGAAAAATAATTACAGTGAAATGGTGGTATAATGGAATTACTTAAATT